TATCCTGAATAAACCATATTAGTGAAACCATGTTCTCTTTGTGTGTGAATCTATTTGCCCTGAAGTCTATGTTGTTGTTCGTGGAGGCACATTTGCTCTGCCAACAGAAATCAAAAACCACTGTAAAGTTTGGTGAGGAGAAGTGTGTCTCCACCAGCAGCAACAACTCAAGAGGGAAACATGCCACAATGTAATCACTGTGGTCAGAACAAGAGTACCGACGACTTCTTTAAGTTGGAAGACCGCAACGGCTTCTACCGCTGGTGTAAGCAGTGTATGTCGGAAAACGGACGCGAAAAGGACTGGCCCACAATGAGGAACTGGGGCAGTGGCAGTCTGTCAGTGGAGGTAGAGACTTTAGATGCGCCCTGAGACGTTTGTAAAAGCTCTGGACACCATAGAGGAGCTACTGCCTGTCCTTAAAAGCCTCACGGCAATGGGGCTGTCTGACCTTGAGATAAAACGAGCAGTTGGGTACAAGGGCAAGCATGTTGAGGAGTGGGCCAGTAAGCTCAATAAGGACAGCCCTGAGTATCAGACCGCTTTGGCGCAGGCAAAGGAAGCCTTCAACACTCGGCTGCTGGCGGGGGCCTTGAAACTTGCCAATGGATATGAATACACCGAGGAAGTGACCACGTATAAGAGCATCCAAGACCCGATGGACGCCACACAGATCATAGAAATCCCGATCAAACGTGCCGAGTACAAGAAGAAGCAACCGGGCAATTCTGCGCTACTGCAATTCCTGTTGGAGAAGCACCTGCCCGACAAGTACCAGTCAAACCAGACTGCTGACAAGCGAACCCTGAACTTGAATATCACAGGCAGTACCAGTGCCGATCAGATTCAGAAGCTCGTTGGCAAGATACTTGATGTCAAGCCCATAGAGGCAGAGTTTGAGCCGGAAGAGGATGAGGATGAATCTGAAAGACCTTGATACTCCTGAACGGTTCTATCAGGCGATTCCCACCGAGATCGGACAGAACATTGAGTATCGTAAGAACCTACATACGGCCCTCGAAAAAGATCGTGGTATGCAGGAGACGTACCTGAGTCTGTGTCTTGCAGACCCGAAGATTGCCTTCAATTCGATGTTCTGGACGGCCAACCCGCGTCTGCCGGTGGGCCAACGCAACTGGCCCTTCATCCTACGCAAGCCGAAGCAGGAAGAGCTTGTGGATGCGCTGACGCACGGCATTTCAAAACAGCATGACGTTGGGATCAATAAGAGCCGTGACGAGGGGGCCACTGAGGTTGTCAGCAAAACCTTTGCCCTGCTGACGTTGGAACCTGAGACATACTTCGTGGTAGGTTCACGAAACAAAGACCTTGTGGACTCACAGGGCGATCCATACACCCTGTTTGCCAAGATCAAGTATGCCTTTGACACGATGCCCACATGGATGAAGTGGTTCACCGACAGCATCACCTACAAGGACATGCAGATCAGCATTCAGGCCAGGGGATCGGCGGTAAGGGGCTAAACGACCAACGAGAACTTCTCTGCCGGTCGTCGTGCTACAGCACTATTGCTGGATGAGTTCGGTCGTGTAATGCCGCGTGAAGCTCGGTCCATCGAAGGATCGGTCCATGATGTAACAGGCTGTGTGATTTATGCAAGCACACACTGGTATGGTGCTGCACATCCGTTCAACGAAGCCTTGCAGAAGAAGACCACCACCGTAGTAGACTTGGTGTGGTACGACAACCCCGACAAACGCGCCGGGCTATACAAGAGTCCCGATTACGACGTTATTGAGATTGTGGACATTGACTACTACCGGAAGCTTTGCCCGGAAGTGTTCAACGGAGTAGAGGCCAATACCCCGATCAAGTACAGTGAGTTTGAGCGAAGCTGTTTGCTGCTGCCCACCGCCATTCAGCGGAAAGTGGCAGGCATCAACTTCGTGGCTGACGCCTGTGATGGTATCCCTGGGGATGTCAGAAGTCCGTGGCATGACGCCGAAGAAGAGAAGCGCAAGGGCCACAAGCGAGACTTCATCTCCAACGTGTGGGCTACTCCGGTTGGGTCCAACGACTCACTGTTTGATGCCACGGTCCTGAACCGCGTGAAGTCACAGTTCAAGAGCCGTCCTGCCCACCAGGGCGAGTTGATGTTTGACGTGAAGCCGGATGGCCGGGTTAACCGTTACTGGTTTGCCAATCAGTCTGGCAAGCTCCGGCTAAAATGGTGGGGTGAGCTGGTCAATGGCCGTCCCCCGTCAGACCACAACTACGTTATAGGGTGTGATATCGCTCTCGGAACGGGGACCAGCAACAGCGTTGCCATGATCCTTGACACGAACACCAGAGAGATTGCTGGATCGTGGGTATGCTCTGTCACCAATCCTGAGACGTTCGCCGACACTGTGTTTGCCCTGCATTGCTGGTGCAATCAGGCGTTTGTGGTATTTGAGAACAACGGCGGGCATGGTGTCAACTTTGGTAGACGCCTCAAGTGGCAAGGATGTACTCGTATCTACACCCAGCGAACAGAGGATGCAAAGGTCAAGAAGACAAAGAACCGCTACGGTTGGTCCTCTACCCCCAATGCCAAAGCAGACCTGTTGGGAGAGTTGGGCATTGCCATTAGCGAGAGCCTGAGACGTAGCTCGTACACGAAAGTAATCGTCCATGATGAGGAGACGATTCAAGAGCTGTATGGCTACATGTTCTATGAGAATGGGGACATTGGCCCATCGGAGACAGCAGACCTTACATCGGGCGCACGCAAGCGTCACGGTGACAGAGTTATCGCCTTGGGTCTATGTGTCCTGGGGGCCAAGTACCAATCAAAGGGGTACACCGAGAAGAAGAAGCATGATGTAATCCCCGGCACATTTGCAGACCGCAAGCGAAGGATGGATCGTGAGGAGCAGGATGCCAAACAGTATGCACGCCGTTATTGGTTCTAACGCATGTCCAAGAAGAAAAAGAACAAACCGCTGGATGACTATGAAGGTGAGCAATCCTTCCCCGCTCGGCTACAGAGCCTTGCGTTTGCTTGGCAGAAATTGGCCGCTGAGTCGTTGAAGAAACGGCAAGCCCTTCTTCGTCTGGCGGCATCCGGCTACTTTGATGAGGGATACACTCGCAACCACTGTGTCAACCTTGTGGACCGTGGGGTGCAGGCCGTAGTGCCCTATCTGATAGAGGGCAATCCGAAGGTGCAAGTGGAGTCCAGGGCTGCGAATTACCGACCGTGGGCATACACTACGCAGATGGCACTCAATTATTTCATCCAGAAGATCAACCTTGCCAAGAATGTATTCATTCCCGCTGCTACCAATTCGCTGTTTGGCGCGGCTATCACACGCACTGATTTCTACTATGACCGGATGATCGGCCTGAATGACGAGACGATCCGACTTGGTACTCCGTGGGTGGAACTGATTGATGACAGCAATTACATAGGCGATCCTTCCGCCAAGAGACGCTGTGACATGGTGTTCGAGGGGGATTGCTACAAGCTGCCTACCGAATATGCAAAGGACTTCTTTGCTGGCAAGGATGGCTTTGGCAATCAGATTGCTGACTATATCCACTCTGACGGCAGGCTTGAGCAGGAGTTTTCACCAAGAGAGATTCTTGACAACGGCTACGACAAGAGCCGATTGTCCCTGAGAGAGTACACCACGTTCATCGACATCTATCTTAGGGATGAGCGCACTATCGTAACCATCATGCCCAAAGGCAAGAAGGCCAAGATTCTTCGGACCAGGGATTGGGATGCGCCGGGCGACGGTCCATACGACTATCTAGGATACAAGTTCTTCCCTGAGTCCACTATACCCATCCCTCCCGCGTGGGCATGGCACGACATGGATGTTACGGTGAACATCCTTGTGAACAAGATGCGAGAGATGGCAGAGAATCAGAAAGACATTATCGCCTTTTCTGCCGACGCATCTGAGGACATGAAGAAGATTCAAGACGCTCCAAACCTGGGAACGGTTCAGGTTTCGGACGTGTCGGCCATGAAGGAAATCTCACTGAACGGCATCAAGGATTCAAGCAACTGGCAGTGGGTGAACTTCATGCTTGCCGAGCACACAAAGGCTGGGGCCAACCCAGACATTCTCGGTGGAAGAGGGCCACAGGCACAGACGCTGGGTCAGGAGCAAATGGTGTTCGAGAACGCTTCCCGCGTTGTCAACAACATGTACTCCCGCTACCAGGACTTTATGACCAGCATCATATGCAAGCTGGCATGGGCCTTTTGGACCGACCCATCCGTCTATGTGCCTGTCATCAAGGAGATTCCGGGCACGGTAGCATTGCCGGAAGTGTTCAGCAGCATAGAGCGGTGTGGTGACTTCTACGACTTTGTTTTTGATGTCGTGCCGTATAGCACACAGAGAATGTCACCTGAGATCAGGTATTCCCGGCTGATTCAGTTCTTGTCGTCCTGGATACTCCCGACGATGGAGCTTGCAGCACAGCAGGGGGCGGCATTGGACATACCCACCGTGTCTAAGATTCTCGGTGAGTACGCTGACATCACCAGCATGAACCAATGGTACAAGACTGCTGTTCCTGAGCCGGGTGACGTAGTGGCCTACCAAATGCAGCCACAGAAGAACGTAGGCCAGGGCAATGATTCATTGGGGTCACTACCGGGCAGTCGTGAAGCCAATAAGAACCAGCAACAGGAACGTACTACAGGATCACCAGAAGGCATGGGTGGACAAACTCAGGAGGCATTGTGATGAAAGTTGTCGATTTGGTTGTTTTGTTGGTGGTTGTCGGAGCGGGAGCGATAGCAGTCTTTGTGCCTGTCGGTGCAACCCCATCCATTGACTCTATCCCCGATGATATTCCACTGGCACTTGATACGGTGGTGCATATCCGGGCTACTGATGTAAATGCCCCAACATACACCTATGATGACTACACACGAAGCCAGTCATGGCAGGGAAGCGGGTGCTTTGTGTCCAGTGACGGTATTATAATGACAGCGGCGCACGTCGTCAAAGACGCTGAGGAGTTTGAAGTGACTCTTAGGGATGGCCGCGTGTTGAAGGCCACTCTTGCCTACTGTGCCAAGAACATTGACGTGGGGTTTCTTAAGGTGGAAGTCAAGGAACCTGTCCCCTTCCTGAAAATCAACAGGAAACTTCCAAAGCTCGGAAGCGACGTGTGGGTGATTGGACACCCCTACGGGTGGGAGCCTGGGGCCGCATGGACGATCAGCCGTGGTATCATTTCTGGACAGGGACGATCCTTTGACAACTTCTTTGGCGAGAAGGAAATGATTCAGGCCGATGCTGCCAGCTATCCGGGCAACTCTGGCGGGCCTGTGATTGATGCCAAGGGCTTCATTGTAGGCGTGTTGGTGGGTGGGTTCAACGGTGAAGAGTGTATCAGCATCGTTACCCCCGGCGATATTGCATGGAGACATTTGCAAGTATTCCGGGCCATGTTGGAGGCTCTGTAATGCAGTGGCTTGAGCGTTTGATGGAAAAGCTGTTGGCCTTGCTGCCACAGGTATACATCATTGAGCCTACTGAACGTGGTGCAAAGGTCTTCGGCGGAAAGAAATACAAAATCATTGGCCCTGGATGGTATCTGATTTGGCCTGTGATTCATCGTGTAATCAGAATGGACGTTGTTACTCAGGTGTTAGACCTGTTGCCCCAGACAGTACGAACGTCTGATGGGCACGAGATTGTCGTGAGTGGCATCATACGATACCACATTAACGACATTGAGAAGGCCCTATTTGCCGTGCAGGATGTTGACAAGGCACTCAGCACAATGGCATTGGGGGTGATTCTCGAATATGTTCAATCCAAATCTCTGCCAGAGTGCATGAATGTGGAAGGCATGAAGAAGGAGCTTCGTCGTGGAGTGGCCGATGCTGCAAGTGGTTGGGGAGTGAAGATTGAACAGGTTGCGCTCACGGACCTGGGCCGGGTGACTTCATTGAGGCTGTTTGGTGATAGGGGAATGATACAAAATGGCTGCTGACGCAAAGATTTCTCTCTTTGGAAAGATCGAAAATCTCGGTGAGACAGATCGTCTGATGGGCATGTTTGAAGTGGCCGGGGTTACGGCCAAAGATAACAACTACCAGACTCAGGCTGTGGCAGATACCGACGAAGCACTGAACATTGGGGGCGTTACAACGCCGTCGCTGGTTATTATCAATGCCGTCACGAACGACGTGAATGTGGACACCAGTTTTGACACCACCTTCCATGCTGAGATTAGCATACCGGAAGGGGAGTGGGCCATGTTCAAGCCCGCTGGTACGGTCCATATCAAGAATGCTACGGCGGCAGAAGAGGTCACAGTCGAATCGTGGTGTTGGGGGGTTTGACATGCCGCTTTACCAGTACAAATGTACGGGTTGTGGAAAGTCGTTTGAACGATATTCCACCATAGCAGACCGAAATGAATACAAGGTGTGTGACGAGTGCGGGGAGTACGCCAACAGGGACGTAGAGTGTGAGTTGGCAAGTATGGGGGAGTTTGATGCCACATGCAAGGAGCATGAGCGGTGGTCGTGGAGCATGGGGGTGAATGTCAAGGATATCCCCAAGATGCAGGCCATGTATCCGGGGAGTGATTACCACCCCAAGACGGGTCAGTTGAAGGTAAAGAGCAGGGCACACAAGCTGTTTGAAATGAAACGACGTGGTTTTGAGGAGTATCGTTGATGTCTAAGACTGCCATACTTGACGAAGCACAGTGTACCGTTTGCAAGAGTGATTTTCTGAAAACCGCCCTCGATGGGCAGGGCCGGTGTTCCGTCTGTGCAGAAATGAACATGAAGCCGAAAGATCGCAAGGATGTAATCTATGACGAGCAGACCAAGCGGGACGAAATGATGAAGATCTTGAAGCCCGCACTGGATACGTTCGTCAGGGACATCGTTCGTGAGATGACCTGCAACAAGAAGGTGTGTTCGGAGTGTGGTGAAGAGTTTGTGCCGAACAGTCCAGCACAGAAGAAGTGTGACGCCTGCCGAAACAAGTAATACCTTTGTAGTCAACGGAGACAGATAATGTCCGATACTGAGAACACCACTGTAGAATCTACGTCTACAGAAACCAACGAAGTAGGAACGACACAGGAAGTAACTGAATCCACCGAGCAGTCTACAGAGCAGGTGACGGAGACACAGGAGGTTGCACCTGAGAAAGAGGAGAGCAAGGAAGGCTTTCTGGATGCCCTGAGAAAGAAGTTTCGTAAGGAGCCGAAAGCGGTAGAGGAGGAAGGCGAGACTGAGGAAGAGGACGCCAGCGAGAGTGCTGGACAGGATGACACTGAAAAGACTGAGAAGGTAGAGGAAGAGATTGACGCCACGTTCACTGCTGCCGCTGAGAAGGCGGGGTGGAACGCGGATCAGATCAAGGCTCTTGCCGGTAAGTACACCAATGAGCAACTGAAACAGATTATTCCCTTCCTGAATCAGCAGAAACAGGAAGCTGCCTCTCAGGAGGCTGTTGAAGAGAAGGAAACCGACATTCCTGAGAACATTCAGGAGGTCGTTAAGCCCTATCTGGATGCCATAGCCGAGAAGTACGAGCAGCGTATCAAGGAGTTGGAAGACTCGCTTGGGTACGTGCGTGAGGAAAATGTGACGAAGGAGCTTCGGCAGATCACGTCTGCGGCGGACAGCTTCTTTGACACGCTTGGCGAAAAGCATTCCGTCTTCGGGAAGACGAGCGACTTGCCCCGCTTCCCGGAAGGCACACCGTTAGCCGGTCAGGTTGTCCCTGCGGGTCCAGCGTTTGAAGCGCGATCGGCGGTATGGGACAAAGCCAAGGTATTTTACCAGCTTGGCGGTGATTGGAATGGGGCCATGCAGGACGCATACAACTGGTACAAAGGCAAGTTTATGGATAAGGACATACATAATAAACTGGTTAGGGATTTGAAGAGTAACGAGAAACGGTTATCTCCCAAGCGGACATCTGTATCTACTGTGAAGAAGTACGAAAGCGAAAGTGACGAAAAAGAGTCAGTAGTGTTAGATGCCGCAAGGAGAGCCGGAATAGCTATCTAAGGAAAGGCTAATCCAATGGCAACTACTCCTACGTTGGCGCAGGCCATAGATATCCAACATGCAACCAACCAACACATAATCAAACGCAATCCCCCCATGTCCTTTACGTATCGGAACTATTCCTTCTGGAATACGTTCTGGAAGTCGGCCAAGAAGGCGCAGGGTGGTGATGAGTTTGAGGGGCATGTGGTTCTCGGTTCTGAGGACAATGCCAAGCTCGCCGGTCTGTGGGACGCCGATACCCACAATGTCAAGAACATCACCAAGAAGTATACGATTCACTGGCGACGTGCTACCAACAACTTCTCCACGAACGTTATGGAAATGGACATCAATAGCGGGCCGGAGCGAATCTATAATGTCTCGGAAGTAAAGTACAAGGCCATGATGAGAGACATGGTGGAAGAGGTCTTTGCAGCCACGATGGAGTCTCCCACCAGTTCTGCCGATGAGGTTCGCTGTGATGGGCTGTTTTCTTGGCTTCGCATGGGCACGGATGATTCAACGGGTGGATGGACTGGCTATGCTGCCCACTACAACGACGGCAGTACCCCCGGCACTTCCTACTATGTCGGTGGTTTGACTTGTAGCTCTACGGTCAATCCCGGCTTCGCAAACTACTACGCGGATCACAACGGCAACATTGACGACAGCCTGTTGATGATCCTCGACAGGGCTTGCCGAAAGTTGAATTTTGAGGGACCGTCTACCCCGGTGAAGCTGACGATGGACCTGGAAGGTTACAAGCCCACCTTCTCCCTGTATAGCACTGATAATGTGATTGGCACGCTGAACATGCTGTATGCCAAGAGCGACGACCAGATGGGCCGTCCCGGTCTTGTGGAGAAGCACTTTGGCATTCCTTATTTCAAGAGTATGCCGTTCCAGTATGTGGATGCTTTTGATACGGCCAACGTCAGCCTGTACGGTACTGATCCTATCGTGGGCATCAACCACAATCTGATCTATCCGGTGGTTCACACGAATTGGGATTTCAAGGTTGGCAAGCCCGTTGAGCGAAACGGTGAGGGCAGCAATCACTTGGTTCTCACCACCTACGCGGATGTGCTGTTCGTCGTGTTCTGTGAGATGCCCCACGAGGCGGGTTTCTTGATTTCGCAGCAGTAATCGAACAGCGACCTTTCAAACAAAACAAACTCTTTGAGAGGAGTTTTCCATGAGTAATGTGATTTTCGGTCAAGAGGTCACAGAGATTCACAAACAAGTAACCTACGTGAATGGCTCTGGTGCTACTAAGACCATCTATGAAGGTGAGCCGTTCTGCTACATCTTTGACACTACCAACAACTATCTCGGCTACGACAAGGGCAATGCTGTTGAAGGCACTACCACCGCTGAGGGATACAACAACGAGGGCAAGTATTTGTTTGTTGAGAATCCTGCCACTGACAACCTTCAATGGTTTGCCGGTGTGACTGCACGAGGCAGTTGGTGTGGCAAGCAGGTTGCCAATGGCGCATCCCTCGATATTGAGATCATCGTTCCCAATGGGGCTATCGTCCCCGTGAGAGCGGGCATTGAGTGTACCGTGGGACGAACCGTTCTGGCGGTACTGTCTGGCACTCAGTACCTTGGGCATCCCCTGGTAACTACGGGCCGTCCTGTGGCGATTGCTGAGGAAACCAATGCCGGTCTTGATACCACACCGGGCCTGATCCTTGCCAAGCTCGATCCTAACCTGTTCCTGTATCAGAGCAATACCAGTACAGCCCTTTTGTGTGGCACTGGTGGGACTGCCGCTTCTGCAACTCAAATCCTGAATATTATCAATCTGAGTTCGGGACACACAGGAGGTTATGTTGCCCCATTGCAGGTTCTGGTGGACTGCACTGGCGCACAGGCGTCTGCTGGCGGTTCTTATGCCATTTCTTGCCAGACTACCGTTTCCGGTTCTATCACAGGCAATGGGTACACCCGCGTCATCAACGCTACCCTGAACCTTACTGGTACGATCAACGCCGGGCAACACATGGCGGCTGTCATGGCCCAGCTTGGCGGTTCACCTACCTTCACCAAGTGTGAGCATGTTCAGTGTCTTTGGGCGGATGCTTCACTTGGTGCGAATCCCACCAGTGGAACGTACAACATTATCAAGATGACCAACAACGGTGCAAACCAGACGGCGGTTGATAATGCGTTCTATGTGTACGGTGGATACGGTATCAACAAGCTGTTCTACTTTGATACCTGCGATGGCATCACTGCCAACTTCATCAGCAACGGTGGGACCGGTGGGGCCACAAAGGTCATCACCAGTGGTGGGGATTGGAAGAAAGTCAAGTGCTCCATCGAGGGTACTGACTACTTCCTGATCCTCATGGTCAATCCGTCTGAGATTGATCGAGACGCATAATTGACTTCAACATCCGAGATATACTGATAAACATGCCCGGAAGTTCTCGGCCACTCCGGGCATAACCTTTTGGAGACTCTGGAAATGAAGTTGAATGTAGCACAACCGCTTCGTCAGTTGAATGGCAATCCTATCATGGAGGCCGATGAACAGGGCAACGTCACTGAGGCCACTGTGAGAGTGGTGTTGGTCAACGCCGTGCTTTCCCCCGTCCAGAAAGAATCTGGTATGGACAAGATGAAGAAGTACGGTCTGGCACAGCGAATTTTCAGGGACGACGAAATTGAATTGTCCGCTGAGGATATCGTGCTGTTGAAGGAGCGAATCGGGGAGCTATATGCCCCGCTGGTCGTTGGGCAACTGTTCCAGATGCTTGAACCCTAACTGGCCTCTGTCTCCACTCAAGTAAGGGGTGGTTGTCGTTTAATCACCCCTGCTTGGGGTTTTATGGAGTGAACATGGCACTACTTGATCTCACATTCTCCGATGTCTACAAGGCCGTTGGTAACTATCTCGGCCTTGGGTCTGCGCCAACCGGAACGAATCTTACCATATGTAAAGACATAGTGTACAGGGCCTATAGGCAGTTCCTCTACCAAGCCATTGACCATCTTGGTGGGAAGCCCAAGCAGCATGTGTGGAGCTTCCTGAAAAGTCACTACACGCTGACTACCCGGTCAGGACAGTGGCAGTACGCAATGCCGGAAGA